TCTTTGTTCAATAGCTGCTGCTTCTATTTCTGCCTGTCTTCCCCACTCGCGCTTTTTACGTTGGAACCAATCATAGAGTTTTTTACCAAGACTAAGTGTTGCTCCAATTACAGCTCCTACTAACATACCCGTTGGACCAAACATTGCTCCAATAGTAGCACCTTGAGCTGCAGCACCAATTACATCTACAGCGCCTGCGGCAACTTGTCTACCTACACTTACATTTTCAACGTCAACATTGCCCATACCATCATCACCTAGAATCCAGTCTTTTAGTCTTCCACCAAAAACTCCAATACCCACGCCAACAGCGCCAATCACTGCTGTTTTAAGATTCATTGCTGGATTAATTGTTCCAGTTTGTCTATATTCTGGTTTTAAACCTGCAATTGCTTTACCAGTTTGCTTAGCAACAGCGCCAGTTATAAGACCGGCTGTAAGTGGAGGCAAAATAGCAGCTAATGGATTGCTAAAGAAATCTAAAACTTTATTTGCTGATTTAGGAAGTTCATTTGATAGGCGAGTAAATGTTGTTTGAAGCTCTTCAAAATTAACAAACTTAAAGAGATTATTGACTTTATTCATGGTACCAGAAGTATCCATAAGAGATTTTGACAATTCGCCTACGCTTGTTTTGGCTTCATCAATTGTAGTTTTAACGTCCGTTGTAGTAGTCTCAATAAATGATTCTACTTTTGAAATTACACCTTCTTCACCGGTAATTCTTGTTATGGCATCTGTCGTTGCCGTTGAAGTTTTATTAATTGTTTCAGTTACTGAGGTTTTTACTTTATCAAATTCTGTTTTGGCATCATCAACCATACTATCAATTCTTTCAACGATACCATCTTCACCATTTGTAAATGTCTCTTTAACGCCATCAATTGTAGTTTTCCATCCTCCTAAACCTTCTCCAAATTCTTCAATCTGTCCTTTGACTTTCTCCATAGTATCAAGAGCACCACCCAAAACGCTAGGTGCTCTGGCAATTACTTCGTTTTTAAAGTTTTTAATTGCTACAATTGTATCATCAATAAAGTTATCTACAAAGTCTGGATCGCCGGCTTTTGTATTAATAAATCCCTTTGCAAATTGGTATAGAGCAAAACCGGCCGCAAGACCTAACGCACCTTTAATTGCCAAGCTACCTAAGCCACTCGCAACGCTGCCTAAAGTTTCAGTTAAAAGTCTTGCGACACCGCCACTTCTTTCTGTAGTGGCTACATTACTTTCTGGCTCAGCTGCTTTATTTGCAGAAACAGATTTTACTTCTTCAAGATCACGACGACGTATTTCATCAGCAACTCGATCTCTTTCGATACCAAGACTTTCACGCAAAATTTCAGTTTGCTCAGCTAAATTTAAAGCGATTGTATCAAACACGCCTTCAAATTTAGCCATGTCAATTTTGACAGACTTAATTGAATGTTTACCTCTGTTACGAAGTAATTCACCTTCCTTTTTGAGTCTATCTAAGATCTCTTGTGTTTCTGCTGATACTGCGGCCATTATTTTTGTCGTTCCATTTCTTCTTTTTGTTTTTGTACAAATTGGATTAGCATTTCGAAATAAAGATCGCGTTCATAAGGAACCAATTCGTGTAGTTCTGTTATACTATATTTATGGTGCTGTACCATTGCGAAAATCGTCTGATACCATGTTTGTAGGTTTGTATGGCACAGCACTAGGAAAAAAAACTTCGCATTCCTTCAATTACAAATGTTCTTTCCTTACCATCTTCACGAGTGTACGGCATTTCATGACGAAGTTTTGGCATTGTAACAAAAAATTCTTGAATTGCCTTAATTACATCGCCAGTCATTCCATCCATAAATGCTTCCACGTCTTCGTCACTATAGTCATCAAACATATATTTTTCGTCTTCACTTTCAATACGATCCAAACATGAAACCATAATAAAATAATTTACCAATGGATCCTTTGGATCTAACGCAACAATTTTAAGAAACTCTTCAATTGTTGGATATCTCAAAAACAAAAAATACTCATCGTTAATTTTAATTTTATCTGTATGATCTGGGTCATACTTTACCTGAACCTTTTCAATATCCAGATTCAAAGTAATCATTTCGCCAGTTTCGTCGTCTTTAATCTGAAACTCAATATTATTGTTTACTGATCTTGCTCTCAAAGTCAATAGAAAATATTCAAGATCAAACATTGCAAATTTATCTACATCCGCATCAAGCACGCAGTTACCAATAATTTGTCTTGCCGCAATTAATTCTTGTTCTGCATCACCAGATTCTTGCGCGACAAGTAGTACTTTTTCTTCCTTTACTGTAAAAGGACGATATTTAACCTTTTGCTTTGTAGATGGAAGTGTAAGTTCAAAAACCGGTAAATCAATTTTAGGTAGTGCCATAATTTAGTTCTCCATTATCAGCCAAACAGCCCTCTTATACTTTTAGCTGCGCTGTTCACTCTATTTAATTTATTTATAGCGTCGGTCACACTCGTTGGTCTACTACCAAATGCATTTCCTATGCTTTGACTTAAAGCACCGACACCTTCAATTAAGCTCAATAATCCATTGCCTCGGCCAAGTCTTGCCGTAGGATTACCAGATCTTTCTCCTGCATATTGTATTTCATCATATGCAAATGCTACTCCAACTGTTGCATATTGATCTCTATTTTCCCATGCAAGATCAATATCCCCTACTGCAACAGGGAATGCGTTATCAAGTATTACTTCATAATAAGTGGGTTTTAAAAGTCTCTCAAGAGTATTTTGTTCTGTTTGATATGTAGAATAATAACGAATAATCATTCGGCATGCATATTCATCTTTATATCCAATTTCATATGGAAGCTTTCCTTCAACTTCAGAGTTCATACCACCTGAAGTGCTGTAGTTTACGACTTTTTGAGACCATCCATGTAAAAAGCTTAATATTTCATGATTTGAATCAAGAATAAATTGTGCTTGTGTTTGGCTTGAAGCCATTCCTTTTACAAATGTTTTTGGTCTTTGAGCCATTGCGTTGTAATCAGCAGTTACCATTTGCATGCCTGGCATGTTTACTGCTTTACAGAAAAAGGTAAGATCTCTTGGTCTTGCGTTTGATCCAAATATAACTGGGACGTTCACAAATTGAACTTGAAATAAACCGGTATGGCCAGGACCACCAAATCGATTAACCGCCGATTTAAATTCGTTAATATTAAAAGCCATTTAGATTTTCCTTCTTGAATCTGCGTAGACTTGGTTTTTACCTGCTTTTTGAAATCTAGCTGTTGGTAAAAACAAAGCAATATCCCATTCAGTTGGCGCAATGTAAATAAATTTAGATCTTACTTGTCTATCGAGATAGTGTTTTACTGTTGGCTTAAAACCCCTAAACTTAGAAGCACTTTTAAGTATATCATAACTAATTCTCAACGATGTAGATTCATCAAGTCTTTGATTTGTTACTGTCGAATATAATTGATCCATTAGGTTTGCTCTTAGCATAGGAGGCAAATAATGCATGTTCAAACCAAGAAACCCGCCTTGCGCCGGACCAATTGGAAATACAAGTGGAAATGTATCATAATATGGCAAAGTATTTTTAAGCTTAGGATCGTATTTAAACATGTACATGCTTCCAATACCGTATCCTTGGCTTTGACGGCTACGAGTTTCTGCAATAATATCATCAGGTGCTAGATTACTACGAGATACGTTTCTTGCTCGGTTTCGATACCAAGCTCTTGCAGCATCAGAACGACCTGGAATTTCTCCAGTACGTATACCTTTTAGAAGTATCCTATCGAATACCTTTTCTACCATTTATTTTATTCCTAATTCTTTTTCAGTCCAAATCTGGAACTTCCATCCACGATCCGCACAATAATTTTTAGCGGCTTTCCATTTTGCTTCATTAACACCCCAAGTTCTTACCTCATTTAGATACCTTTTTGAGACTCGACCCTTAGGCGTGCTTTTATTCTTTACATTTGGCGGTACAGTTTGAGCCGCCGGTTTAATCTCAATCATAAGCGTTTCTGTTTTTCCAGTCTTTTTCCGAAGATGTACAATTACATCTGGAAAATATCTGTGCCTACGCCCATCAATAGGAGAAACATATGGAACAATTACCTCTTCAGACTGCCACCATATTACGTCTGGATGGTCGTCTACAAATCTAAAAAATTTAAACTCCCACAAAGACCGATAAATAATCTTAGTTGGATCACCTTTATACTTTTTAGGGTTTTTAGGTCTAAAACGTCCTTTATGTGCCACCTATCACTCCACTATCTCAATATAAATAATCCATAGACATATTTATACAAAAAGGCAGATTTAATGGCTGTAGCGACAGATAAAATCAATCCTAATAGCGTAAGTGCAGCTAAAAAGAGGCATACAAAAACTAATGAGATCGGAAAGCTTATTAGTTTTCCATCAAAGCCGCATCCACACGGAATGCTATTAGTATTTAAAAAATATAAGTACAGAAGTATTGATGAAGGTTATTCGCTTCTACGAAGTTCTTTAAGAACTGGACAAGGTCGTAGTGCTGGCATCGAGCTTGCTGGACAATCTGCCATTCAATTACCCTTTCCACTTGGGCTTGTAGATAATACATCACTAAGAATCAATAACTTTCAAAGAGATCCAATTACAGAATCAATTACCAATGCCGCGAAACCTTTTTTAGAAGGTAGTAAATCAATGACTGTTGGCGGTCTTTTAAGTGCTGGTAAGCAAGGTTTGGTTAATGCCGGCGTTAATGCTGCTAATATAGATACGAGTGATGTATCAAATACTATTGGCGGATTGGGTTCGGGCTTAATGGACGTTGGAAAGGCTTTTTTAGATACTGATATTAGTAAACTTGCTGGAGCTGCAGCCTATTTTTTAAGATCAAATCTTCCTGGTGATATGGCTAGCCAAGTTGACGCAGTTTTAGGACAAGCAATTAACCCACGTGAAGCTCTTGCTTTCCAAGGCGTTGATATGAAGAATCATACATTTGAGTGGGAAATGTATCCAAGTAATCGTACAGATTCTTTAAACATAAGAAACATTGTTAATATGCTTAAAATTAATTCTTTGCCAGTGACTGAAGATCTAGCACTTGGACAAGGAAACGATCAAAAGGTACTAGTTGCAGAAGCATTTTTAAAATATCCAGCAGTAGTTGACATTTATCTTTTAGGTGTTAATGAATCTTATTTTATGCCATTTAAAACGTGTATGGTTACTAACTTTACTGTAAATTATGGTGCAAGTGAAACTGGTATGCTTGAAGGTGGTAAACCTGTTGCAGTAAGTTTAGGCATTAACTTGGCAGAACTTGCAATCCATACAGCAAACGATTATTTAGATGAAACAGATGCGCCAACTACGCAAAGTACCCAAACAACTGGTGAAGAAGCAACAAATAATGCTGATGCTGCAGATCCAAATAGAACAGGACCGCAATAATGGCAAAAAGATATTTTGAAAAATTTCCAATTGTAAATTATGATGGCGTTAATGTTCGAGACATTACTCGACGAAACACGATTTTAAAAAGTGTTAAAGATAACCCGCTTGCTTATCTTCCGTATACAGTTGCAGAAGGTGAACGCCCAGAAGATATTGCAGATTTTTATTATGGAGATCCTCAATATGTTTGGCTTGTTTATCTAGCAAATAATATTGTAGACCCATATCATCAATGGCCAAAATCCACAGAAAATTTTAATAACTACTTAATCGATAAGTATACAGATCAAAGTGGTAAAACTGGTAATGATGTTCTTGATTGGGCTAGAGAAGATAATGATGAAAATATCATTTATTATTATAGAGAAATTAATCCAGAATTTGCTGAAAACGTAGAATCAGTTGATGAATCTGAAACTTCAAATGTAACTGTTGATTTATCAAGAGAGGTTACAGAAACTGAAGAAGATGCAGGTGAAAGCGGAACTGGTGGAGGTATTATTTACTAATGGCTGTTGAATTAATTAGACTAGCACCGGAATCATTCCGTACCATTTATCTTCGTGCAGAAGATCGCGTGATTTTGCGTACTGAAACTGGTAATAAAATCATTATCAAACGTATTATTCCTGATGAATGGAGAGCATGGCGCATTTATGAAGATGAAGAAGCAAAAAATGATAATAAAAAAGAAATCTTTTTGTTTGATAAACGATATTTAAATCAACTTGTAGAAGAATTCGAAAATAAGATTGCTGAATAATGTCTGAAGTCAATGACGGTTACAATCCTGGCGGATACATAATTACAAAAGCTGACTTATATGAATATAGTCAGGACTTTTTGCGTGAAAAGGGTGACCCTATTGCATCGTTGCTTACATATATCGATACTTTTGAATTTACTCAAGGTTTAAATGGAGTAAGTTATAATGGTAATATTCACGTATATGATAAAAAAGGTTTTTTAGAGAATCTTCCTCTTAGAGCTCAAGAAATCTTACACTTTGAATTCATGACAACTGACACTAAATCAAAAGTGTCATTGCTTTTATTCATTCATTCAATTGATGGAATTACTCCAGATAGTACTACAAAAGGCGTCGGATATAGTTTAAATGTAGTATCATATTCTTCTTTTGAAGCAAGTAGACGAAAAGTAACTGAGGCATTTAAAAAGCCTGCTAATTCTATTGCGTACGAACTATTTAGAAAATATGTATATCCTAGAGGATTTAATATAGGAAAGCCAGAATATCAAGATGAAGATGGAGATGTATATCCATTTGCAACTCGTCGTTATCCTGTAAAATCAAATATTGTAAGTAAAAGCTTTTTCATTCAACCAACTGTTGGTTTGCTTGAAATGATTATACCAAATTTAAGAACCCAAGAAGGGTTTCAACTTCTTACAAAAATGTCTTGGGCTGGCGAAACAAATCCATCGCAGTCATTTAGATTTTTTGAAACTTGGGATGGTCACTATTTTGTTACTGACGAATTTTTAACTCAACTTACAAAAGATAAAGCATATAGGCTTTTTTATTCGCCGGGAACCGGGTCTGCCGATCCAAAGGAACCTGCAAATCAGTTAAATCGAATTGAAGATTTAAAAGTACTTGCGTCAGGAAGAAACACTTCTGCAAACATGAACAATGGAGCTTATAAAAGTAAAGTAATTGAAATTGATTTAGTTCGCGGTGTAGTGAATGAAAGAAAATTCGATTATCTTAAAAATGGCAAATATAAAGGTATGGACGGTGAAGAAAAAAGTGTAAAAAATTTGCCACAGACAGAAGATTTTATTAATGACACATATACCTTTGAAAATAGTTTGGATATGATTGTATTTAAAAATTATTCTGGTACAGGTGACATTTCAGGCGCTTTAAGAGGTGATTCCTTTATTCCAGAAATTGCTCAAAATAGAATTGCATATAACGCTCATTTAAATACAATTATGATTGCCGCAAAATTAAAAGGTAGAGCTGATTTAAAGCCTGGATATGTAGTTACACTTGATATTCAAAACTTAGATGGATCTGAAGAAATTAGAGCGAATCCTCAGTTATCTGGTAGATACTTAATTACAAGAACAAATCACTTTTTTGATCAAGGTACATTAAGAACAACTTTGAGCCTTTCAAAATATGATTGGAGTAAATAATGGAATACGGTAGAGGCATAAGTAATCCTTTATTTTTTATGGGTGTTGTTGAAGATATTATAGATCCTCGTAAAGAAGGTCGTGTAAAGGTGCGAGCTTTTGGTGTGCATGGCCGCAAGGAACAGATTGATACAGAAGACCTTCCGTGGGCTATTGTTTGTTGGGGAAGTTATGATCCAAACTATCATCTATACTTAAACGATTGGGTGTTTGGTGTGTTCTTAGATGGCAACGCAGCTCAACAGCCAATGATTCTTGGTTTGGTGCCAACACAAACAACAAAAGTACCAGATCCTGATACTGATGGCTATGGAGCGTATCCAACAAGAGATTGTTTAGAGCAAATGGGTCCTAATGGACCTAATAACTTTGGTCAGCCAAGAAATTCAATGACTCATAGAGGCGAGTATTTAGATCGAACTTGGGTGAAGTCAGCAGAGCAAAGTCGTACCACAGAAATACAAGGCCCTGAAGGAACAGAATCTTGGGATGAACCAAACATTAATGCCCAGCCAGAATATCCGTATAATCGAGTAATTGAAACAACAAAACATCGAATTGAAATCGATGATACGCCAGGATACGAACGAGTTACAATTCACCATAATTCTGGTTCGTATATTCAAATGGCAGATAATGGTCTTGTTACAAATAAGGTAGTTACAGATCGATATGATATTACTGATGTGAATCAATTTGTTCATGTTGGTGGTGTGTCAAATGTTGTGATTGAAGGTAATGCTTATGTAAAAGTAAATGGTAATAAAACCGAAGAAATCATGGGCGATTATATTCAAAATATTCATGGTCACCATTTTCAAAGTATTGGTGGCGAATCAAATATTAATATTGGTAAAGTTTCTCAATTTAGAGCAGCAAATATTAAAATGCAGGCAAATGCTGGAGATCTTGCTTTACATTCTACCAAAAATATTAAAATCGAAGCTGATGAAACCATGTCTTCGAAAGCTCCAACTATTTGGCAGCATGGTACTGAAAATGTTTATATTGATACAAATATATTCTCATTAAAATCAGCTGAAGGATCAATTATTGAATCACTTGGCTACTTAGATGTTGACGTTACAGAAGATATTGATATTATCTCGGCCGGAAATATTAATATGAAAGCAGAAGAAGTACGTGCTGACGATTTAGTTTATCTTGGTACTGGAGCCGCAATGAATATTTCAGCCGAAGAAATTCCAATTGATTTGTCAAGTGGCGTAGGAGATAAAGGCAAACCAGATATGCCAGCTCCTGTTACATTTAATACTGCGATTGTTGATGAAGATTTGCAAAGAGGTGCAACATCAGGCGTTTCTGGAGCAAATTCACAAGATGATGGCGAAGACGCTGATAATGAAAACCCGCCTTCAGATGAACCAAATTATTCCTATAGCCAAGGAAAATATAGCAATGGAGATATATATTACTTAATTATTGATAATGAAACTGGAACACGGGCAGTGCATCCTTCTGGAGTAAATACTCTTTATACATCAGAAGAAAGCGCTAAAAAAGTTACTCAACAACTAAACGAGGGCTACTATGACTGATTGTAAGCCATGCGATATTAATATAGAAGATGTTTATGAGCGTAATAAGTTTATTACTAAAAAGCCTGTTTATGTAACAAATACTGGTGAACTTACCTTGGATGCGGTTGACGTAATGATCGACCAATTTTCAAAAAGTGTTGTTGCAGATACTCAATCTGGCGCATTCCCTGAATATATTACAAAATATGGTTTTGAAAGAATAAATGAAATTCGTAATAAAACACAAGATTTTATTATTAATTCAAATAGAGAAGGTTATGACGCTCTAAACGAAAGAATTCAACTTGGTGATATTACAAATGTTGAAATCTGCGAGTTTATGAAAGATAATCTTTATACGCCTGATAGTCTAGATAATTCAATTGATTCAAATCAAAATAAATGTTTAAATGAGCTTAATTCTTTTTATAATGGCAGCTGGGCTACTAGTTTGCTTGGTGGATTTTGTGGAGCTTTAAATGATATTTTTGGTGCAGCCGGAAATCTATTTAATATGATAGGCAAGGTAGGAGATCTATTGAATTCTGCTTTGTCTGCCCTTAATCAACTTGAAAATCTTAAAAATCCTCTTGACGCCATATTTGAAAAAATTAAAATTAAAGCTTTAATTGAAGGAATTAAAACAAAGATTAAAGATGCTGTCAAGAATGCAATTGAAAAAGTTGAAAGCGCGATTGAAAACTTTTCATTAGAAAAAATCTTTGGAGATACTGCTCAAAAAATTGGAGCTACTGCTTCTCAACTTAGAGCAAAAATTACTCGCGAAATTAATAAAGCAAAAGCAATATTGCAAAATAAAGATACACTCCTTGCTAAAGTTGAAGGAATGATTGATTACACTATTGGTAAATTTAATAATCCATCTTTAAAATCAATTGAATTACTTGTTACTCGTATGTGTGGGTTTGCTGCTTCAATTGAAGAAATGTTTGAAAATCTTAAAAAACCACTCGAAAGAATTCAGAAGGATGCTGAAACAACCGAAAAACAAATAAGAAATAATTCTCTTGTTGCTACTACAGAAGCAGTAAAAGCAGGTGCAATAAGATTAGATGATAAGACTACACTTGCTGGAATAAATAGAATGATAGATAGGTGTAAGCAGGAGTCAAATAGAGCGCAAAATAGAGATGCAGCAAGAGGTAATGGTATATTACCGGGTAATTGTCAAAGACCATCGGATGAAGAGATTGATGGAATTCCTTCATTTAAAGATATTACAACTGGTGGCGGAAGCAACGGAATTTTCTTAAACCCAGAGTCTCGTTATGTAAAATATCGATATCATAAAAATCTTTCTTGGGAGCATCCCACCATAAAACCAGAAACAAAAGCTAGATTAGTTCGTTTAATTAAATTATGGGGAAAACCAGTAAATCTTACAAACGCCTGGAGGTCTAAACAATATAATGAAATGCTTAGAAGAACAACATCAGGAGTAGCTAAGAATTCTAGACATATGCAAGGAGACGCTTTTGATCTTCAAGGGTCCTCAAGATGGACAAACGAAGAAGTATTTGAATTAGCATGGTTAGCTCGCAAAGAATGCTGGGGAGGAATTGGAATTTATATTAATCGTAGTGGTGGTAAAGCTCCGTTTCTTCATGTTGATTTAGGCCCGGAAAGAATGTGGAAATATAAGGACGAGTGGGACCAATGGGTTTTGCGCAATAATAATAAATTAGAAAAAAAATATGGTTTAGAAGTAGAAGTCGAACAAGAAACTCAAGAGGAGACTACAGAGACCGCACCAGAGGCCGCACCAGAGACTACAGAGACTACAGGTACTGAGCCACAAACTGCAGCTGAGTTAGCTGAACAAAATGAACAAACTGCTCCTCCGGCTCCTGCTTTCGTACAGGCTGATTATAGTCGAAGTAATACGTTTATTAGTGGCTGGGACTTTGGACCAAAATATGATGGTAAATATGCAGAATTTGATTTGATTGCCGCGCAAGCAGCTTCAGATTATGAACCGGTTGGAACAACTTATACTGTGCTTGATATATGGCAAGGTGAACTTCGAGGCACAAGTAGATATAAAGTAATTAATAAAAAAGGTTTCCCAAATATAAGAGGCCTAGTAAATCTTGATGATCCTGAAGATGTAGAACTTTGGAAAGGCCTTGATTATGAGTTTTAAAAACTAAGGAAAAGACATGACAATTGCATTAGTAACGGCAAGAACAAAAAAGATTAATATATTTTCAGATTTTAAAAAGGATCTGGAAATCAGCAGCCTGTCTAATGATCTTACTGTTTGGAAAGATGAAGATTCAGTTAAAGAATCAATTAAAAATCTTGTGCTGACAGATCGTGGCGAAAGATTAATGCAGCCAAATCTTGGCGGTAATGTTCGTGCAATGTTATTTGAAAATAAAACTCCTGCGGGCCTTAAACTTGTTGAAGATCAAATTAAATCTACGATAAGTATATATGAGCCAAGAGCAATTCTTGAAGATGTAGTGGTGTCGGGAAGCTTAGATGATAACACGGTACGAGTAAAAGTCGTATTTTATATTCAAAATATAGAGCAGCCATTAGAAGTGGATGTATTTCTAGAGAGGACGAGATAAATGCCTAAACTCAATATTACAGAGTTGGATTTTGATTCGATTAAAGCACAACTAAAAGACTATATGAAAGGACAAACAAAGTTTAAAGACTATGACTTTGAAGGTTCAAATATTAGTGTTCTTTTAGATGTATTAGCTTATAATACTTATCAAAATAACTTTTATACTAACATGGCAATCAATGAAATGTTTATTGATTCTGCTCTTCTTCGAAATTCAATTGTTTCACATGCCAAGGAATTAAATTATCTTCCTAGATCAAAACGATCTGCTAGAGCCATTGTAAAGGTAAGAGTTGAAGATAATGAAATTACAGATTCAACAATTACAATTCCTCAATATGCTGAATTTGCAGCATCATATAATGGAGAAAACTTTACTTTTGTAACTAACCAGGCTCATGTTCTTCGTAAAACTGCAGTAGGTGTATTTGAATCAGAAAATATTACGTTGTACGAAGGTACAATTCTAAATAGCTTTGAACGTGAAGGTTTCTTTGTTGACGATGATGGAATCTTAAGAGTAATCTTAACAAACGAAAATGCTGATACTGATTCTATTGAATGTTTTGTTGACGCAGAAGCAACTGAAGACCGTAACGTATTTACTCGTAAAGATACCATTTTTGGAGTTGGACCTACAGATAAAGTATTTTATGTTGAACCATACTATGATGGTCGCTATACAGTTTATTTTGGTAAAAATATTTTCGGTTTACAGCCAACAGAGATTGAAGATGTTCGTGTTAAATATCGTATTACATCAGGCTCAGAAGGTAATGGTGTAAATAAATTTAGTATTAATTTAACAAACACTGGAACAACTCGAGTGACTACACTTGCTCGAGCAACCGGTGGAGCGGATGAAGAAAGTATTGAAAGTATTCGATTTGCAGCTCCAAAATCGCTTCAAATTCAAGAACGTGCTGTTACAAATACAGATTATGAAAATCTTCTTAAAGCAAAATTCCCAGAAATTCTTGCTGTATCTGCTTATGGCGGTGAAGAACTTGATCCGCCACAATATGGTAAAGTTGCAATTTCAGTTTATTTAGGACAAGAAACTGAAATCTTATCTGCATCTCTTGCTGCAACATATATTGATTATTTAAGAGAAAAAAGCCCACTTGCAGTTGAGCCAATCTTTAGACAATCAGAATTTGTTTATGCAAATCTTGAAATTGATGCTTATTATAGTGCAACACAAAGTACAAAAAGTCAGGCTGCTCTTGAAGCAATTATTCGTGATGAAATTAAATATTATTCAAATACATATTTAGATGGATTTAATAAAACAGCTCGAGTATCAAATATTTCAAGTGATATTGACGAAAAAGATGTAGCAATTCTTTCAAACAGCGTTTGTTTATTCCCATATATTCCATATTCACCAGCAACGGATTTTAAATTAAACCCAACATTTAAATTTGAAACAGAGCTTGCAAAACCATATCCTTTCCGATCTGCAAACGGTTTTGCTAATTATAAGCCTGCAATTAAATCTGGCAAATTTGTAGCAGGCGGGCAAGAAATATTCTTACAAGACGATGGTCTTGGAAATATTATGTCGGTAACAAGCAGCGTAGCAAATCCAGAAATTGTTAAACCAAAAGTTGGTACAGTTGATTACACTACAGGTGTAGTTAAACTTACAGATTTTATTGTAGAAAGTTATAATGGATCTGAAATTAAAATCATTGCACGAACAAAAGCAGATGATTATAAATCTCCAAATGGAAGAATTTTCTACATCAAAGATGAAGACGTAACAGTTAAAATGATTGAGATCAAGTAATGCAGCCAATAGAAAAACAGATAGCATTTACAATACGAGATCAATTTCCGGCTTTATATAGAGAGTTTGGAGCTGATCTTGTAGACTTTGTTGAAGAATATTATAAATTTATGGAAGAAGAAACCAATCAATCGATTTATAATGCTCGTCGATTGTTTGAATATCGTGATATTTCGACTACGCTATCTGAATTAATTTTACAATTTCATAAAATGTTTATGGCTGATCTTCCACTGTTACAAGATCAAGATGTAAGATTTGTTGTTAAAAATATTATGGATCTTTATCGCCGTAAAGGTACTCCAGGTGGTATTCTTCTCTTTTTCCGTATGTTTTATCAAGCTGATGTTGAAATTAAATATCCAGCATCGCAAATGTTTAAGCCTTCAGATTCTGATTGGCGCAAAGGTGTTTATTTACAATTATTTCCTAATGACGATCAATTTTCAGACTCAGACGGTAATAAATTTACGTATGCAGATGTAATTGGTAAAAACGTAAGAGGTGGTATTTCAAAAGCAAGGGCAGCTGTTGATAAAATTAACTTTGTTCTTTTGAATGGTACTCTTACTCCTATTGTTTATATTTCAAATGTTAAAGGAAACTTTACAAAATTTGATGATTTGATTGCTAAAATTGGTGGAAACGAAGTTGCATTTGGTCGTGTAGATGGTTCTCCTAATGGATTGACGATTGATCTAGACTATGGTGGTGAAACAGGAAACGCTATTGGAGATATTTTCAATATCAAATCCGCAGAAAGAACACCAGGCGGTCAAGGTGGCAAAGTAATTGTCACAGATACTCAAGATGAAGAAACAGGCCTAGTCATCTATTCAATAGAAGACAAAGGTTTTGGATATACCGAAGCTGATACCAGAATTAAAGCTTCAAGTCAAAACCTCATTATAGATAATCCTGACTTTGATTTTGTATTAGAAGAAAGAATTGCCGATTCAGGTAATAATAATATTGGTATTGTTACAGGACAATCTGCTTTTGCTGTTGGACTTTATTTTGCAAATAGCTCTCATGAATTTACTCGCAATCCATTGCCTCAATTGTTTGCAATTGATAGACCAGGAAATCCTCGAGTTGGATTGGCAGGCGCTGTAGGTAACACTGGACCTATTACTTCAATTACACCAAAAAATGCATCTTCTCCTGGTCTATTATTTCCAGATACTGGAGCAAATACAGATGTTACAGTAGCAATTGATAATATTCAATCTGTTTCTTTGATTACAGATAAAATTAGCAATTTTTTAAATGTACCAATTAATTCTACAAATTATAACACCGTACCTCCTGCATTAGCACCAATGTCAAATTCTGGAAACACAAATCCAGTTACTCTTGCTACTGCTTTAGATGACGCGTTTAACTTATCACCATTTGAAATTGGTTCTATTAAAAGCTTAATAAATGTAAATCCTGGCGAAAATTATATTACTGATGTGTGGGCAATTGCTCGTGATGAAACAATGTCAGCATTTGATAGATATGAGCAAGTGATTGTTCTTGATGTCGTCGCGGCAGCAATGACAAAGGGAGACGCAATATCTCAAGCGAATACTGGAATTGATGGAGCTACAACTGTAACTGGTGTTATCACTGATATTAATTCTTCTGAAAGTTTTATTAAAGTTAGACCATATAGCTATTATGGATTTGAGGGTGGAACTAATGCTGAACTTATTCATAAAGGAAATAGTTATAGCATTGAATATGTAGCAAGAGATTATAATGCAGATAAACTTGGTGAATCAGCAGAAATTGATACAAGAACAATTTTTGAGTCTGGTAGAGTTGGTGAAGTAAACATCTATGAATCTGGGCTTGGATACCAAGATGGAGAAGTGGTATATTTAACAGACGATAATGATAATATTATTGCAAGAGGAACTCTCAGAGCAGATAGCCAAGGTATTACATCGGGTTATTGGGCTTCATTTAATTCGCATTTAAATGGATATTGGACTAATCCAGATAGTAATGTATTTGAATATTATGATTCAAATAAAAAGATTCAAGATAGCGATTATTATCAAGAATTTTCTTATGAAATTAAAAGTACAATTAACAAAAAAGTTTATGAAGAACCACTTAAAAGAACAGTCCATTTAGCAGGCACAAAAATATTTGGAGATTTTTTACATAAAAGAAAGAAATCATTCGGCCTGTTAGAGCGAGGAATGACTCATAAGTTTAACCAAATTATCAAAATCGATGATGAAGTTGGTGGAGATCCTATTGTTGGTCCAAATCAAGTTGTTCCTGGAGATGGCGGTGGCTTAACAGTTGATCGTCAAGATTATACAGCAGATTCAACCATAGTTTCAGCAGACATGACCTCGGAACCATAAATAAATAAGATAAACTAGTAGGAGCGACAATGGCAAAGCAGACTATTCAAACAGGTACAGTTGCTGATGACGGCACGGGCGATACACTTCGCAATGCCTTTGTCAAAACTAATGCCAACTTTACCGAATTATATGATAACTGGGCAAACACATCACTTACAGGGATTGGTTATAGCGATTTAAGTGTAACCACTGGATCTGCAAGTGGTAGTGGTGCTTTGGCTTATAATAATGGAACTGGAGCATTTACTTTTACTCCTCCAGATCTACCCACAAGTATACTTGATCTTGGTATTTCAGATGGTAACAATGGCCAAGTTTTGACGACAAACGGTAGTGGCACATTTTCATTTTCAGATACTGCTGCAATTGGATTGAGTTCTAGAACCGAAAAAGCAGCGACTACAAGTTCTATTGCAAATGATGGATCAGCAAACCTTGATATTACTGGTGGATTTAAAGGATACGCTCTTCTTGCAATTGAAACTTCAGCGGCTGCTTGGGTGCGAGTTTATACACATGGCTCTGCAAGAAGTGCCGATTCGTCAAGACTGCAAACAGAAGATCCTGCACCAGACGCTGGTGTAATTGCAGAAGTTGTAACAACTGGCGCTACAATTGTACAAATTTCGCCAGGCACTATTGGTTATAGCTTTGAAGGTACGCCAAGTACAACAATTCCTTGCCGTGTAACTAACTTATCAGGTTCGGCAACAACAGTTGAAGTTACTTTAACCGTAATTCAATTGGAGGCATAAATGTCGGATCTTAAGGAATGGATTGTTACTCTTCATCGTAAAGAGGACCTTGAAGATTTCTATCATGATATGGAAACGGAAGGTGGAGCAATCACTATTCCTCATAGACGCATGGAAGTAAAACATCGTCGTACAATTTCGCGCAATACTCATTATATGCTTACAATTGAAGAAGCAATGATGGTAAAAGCAGATCCACGAGTGTGGGATGTTGAATTAGCGGAATTGGTTGATATTACTACAAGACCTCAAGGTTATACAATTACAAATGGCGAATTTGATAAAAGTTGGACTAATGATCCTGATGATTTAAACTGGGGTTTGTTGCGGCATAGTGAAGAAACAAATCGTAGTAACTGGGGTGGTAATGGTACTTCATTAGTTCAAACTGATCTTACAGTAACAGCTTCAGGAAAAAATGTTGACGTTGTAATTGTTGATGGTCATATTGATCCAGATCATCCAGAGTTCGCTGTAAATCCTGATGGATCAGGCGGTTCTCGAGTCATTCAATATAATTGGTTTCAAAATAATGTAGGATCTGGAACCGGTACATATGTTTATGATAGATCCGGCTCTTATACAAACTCGGCGGACGAAGATGATAATAATCACGGGTGCCATTGTGCTGGAACCGTTGCTGGAAACACGCAGGGCTGGGCTCGTGATGCAAACATCTATAATATAAGCCCTTATAGCACAAATCCTAATAGTCTTTCGAGCTCACTTATGTGGGATTACATTCGTGCTTGGCACAACGCAAAAGAAGTAAATCCTGAAACTGGTCGTAAGAACCCAACAATTACAAATAATAGTTATGGATCAACAATTATATCAAATGCAGTAAATGCGCAAGATGGTTATGATTCAGGTGTTCCTAAAAGAGTAAATTATCGCGGAACAGACTTTAATCCAGGAAGAGAATTAACACAAGCAGAACTTCAAGCTCGTGGCTTTTATTGCCCACAGAATCCAGCCACTGGCGGTAAAATGACTATCCCTTATTACTTTACGTCACGTCAAGCTGATATGCAAGACGCAATTGATGATGGGATTATTATTGTAGCTTCGGCAGGCAACGCGTATTGGAAGATTACGAATAGTTCAGATCAAGATTATAACAACGATTTTGTTATGGAATATAATGGCATAGATTTTACTTGGTGGCTTCATAGAGGAAC